TCAGAAAATTCTTTTGGGCTTTTAGGTCTTTTCCAATGCTTTATAACTATATCTTTCTTTTGTTTATACCAATCAGTAATTAAACTCCAACAATCTTGAATATCCCATACCCATTCCCTACCAATTAAACTTTTTTCATAGCCAGAAGGCTCAAAATAATACCAATCTGATGTTTCTGGAGTGACAATATAAAAAGGTAAATCTAAATACTCACAACTAGCAAGGTCAGCTTGACTAGGTGTGGGAGGATGATCTGGGTGGCTATGAAATACAGCTACAATTTCGCCTTGATCTTCTGCGTTTATCCAATCATCAGGATCTAAAATAAACTGTTCTCCTAACTCTTCGGCAAGATTTTTACAGGGAAAATATTTTTCTTTTCCTTTATAAACGGCTACTAAACCACAGGCTTCATGTGGTGCATCTTTCTTTGCGTGTTGTAAAGCAATATCTTTCCAAGTCATCCTCTAAACGCTCCAATGCCAGGAAATAATTCTTTAGTTGCTATTCTTTTTGGTAATTTTACATTAACCAAATCTAAAGCAGATTGAGCTTCCCATGTAACTAAATTTCTATTTTCAGTAACTTTTCTATCTAAAAAATAAATTTCCTGCGGAAACTCTGCTGTTGGATCGGGTGTTCCATAAGGATTGGTCTGTGTAGTAGATGATGAAGTTGTTGTTTGCTGAATTGTATTTGGATTATTCATCGTAATTGTGTTGCCCATATTATTTCCATGACTTGTGCAGTAGTATCTCAAATCATTCGGAGCAGAAGGATAAGCTGGAGAATAAGTTACAGTTGCATCTGTACCTAGAGTCCCTGCATTAACAGTGGTTTGTTGCCCACCAGCATCAGATTTTATTCTCAAGGGATGTCCAACATTAGAACTATGAGATTGATTGAATATATAAGTTGAACCACGTTTCATTGTTATGACTGGTTTTTGCACTCCATTTATTGCAAAAACATTATTACCTCCAGAATCTTGAACTACTGTGACAGTATATGTAACAGTTTCCCCATCAGCAGGATCGGCTACAGTAGTTGTTGAAGTGCTGGTGACTGTCTCTGGAGCGAAATTAACAGCATCTAAAAAACGTGCCAAAGTTCTTATTCTTGTAAATTTTGCACCATTTAAGTCATTACCAGCAGTTGTTGTATTAATATCCTGCATTATTGCTGTTATCGTTCCAAAAATATTACTTATCGCAATCTTTGGTCTCGGTAAAGTTCCAGTTGAACCGAATTCAAATCCA